ATCAACATTAAAAACATCAAGTAAACCAAACGGGGCTTCGGCCCCATGAAAGACAAGACATGAAACCCTCACACCTCCAAACCCCCCGCACCTTGGCTGACTGCACCTTTGTTACAGGTCACAGCACTATGCACAACACTGAACCACTTTGGGAAACAGTTGCTGGATATGTTCTGGCAATTGCAATCGGCGTGATTCTCGCAACACTTCTTTTTTATGGGTTGTCCAAATGAAAAACATTGCCACCGCTTTGGTCAAAGCACAAAAGGCTTTTGGCCCTGCTTTAAAGACCGCTACAAACCCGCATTTCCGTTCACGTTACGCTGACCTTTCCGCTTGCGTTGAAGCTGTTATGGATGGTTTAAACAACAATGGCATTGCGCTTGTCCAGCAACTCACCGAGTCAGACACTGGCGTGATTGTTGAGACTGTGTTTATCCACGAATCTGGTGAAATGCTTAACTGTGGAAAACTTCACGTTCCCGCTGTCAAGCACGATCCACAGGGTTACGGGTCAGCACTGACATATGCCAGAAGATACAGCCTGATGGCAGCTTGCGGCATTGCGCCAGAAGATGACGATGGCAATGCAGCCAGCCGTAAAACAGAAGCCAAAAAATCTAGCGTTGACGAATCAGTTATGGCTGACCACTTAGCCGCTATTGAAGCCACCACTACGCAAGACGATCTTAAAAAGGCTTACGTTAAGGCTTACGCATATGCCAACAACGAACCTGTGTGGCAAAAGAAAGTCATTGCCGCCAAGGACAAGATGAAAGGTCAGTTATGAATAAAGAAGAAATGCTAGACCATTTTGCTTTACACGCAATGAAAGCGCAAATTGAAACAAGCGGAATTACAAACTATTTTGCAATTGCTCAAACATCTTATCGTTTAGCAGTTGAAATGATGGAACATCGTGATCGCATACACGTTGAATGGGTCAGAATTGAAGACCAAAAACATCAACACAAAAATGCTGATTTGCATGAACTGAATTTACCTGTTAGATGTTTTCGGTGTTTGCAAGCAGAAGATATTCACACTAAAGAGCGTTTATGCGAATGGACTGAGCGTGATTTGCGTAAGATACCAAATTTAGGTTTAAAAGGAGTTCGCTCAGTAAAAGAAGCAATGGCTGTTGCTGGCTTGAAATTAAAAGGACAAGAATGATGGAACAGAGAAGCACTGAATGGTTTACCGCCCGATTGGGCAAAGTAACCGCTTCTCGGGTTGCTGATGTAATCGCCAAGACAAAGACGGGTTACAGCACCAGCCGCGAGAATTACATGGCGCAACTGGTATGTGAGCGCATGACAGGCACACAAGGCGAAAGCTATAACAATGCCGCTATGCAATGGGGCACAGATCAAGAGCCGCTTGCCAGAGCCGCATATGAGGCCGCTAAAGACGTTCTTGTTGATGAGGTGGGGTTAGTTATTCATCCCAACATTCCAATGGCTGGAGCATCACCAGATGGTCTTGTTGGTGATGACGGGCTGATTGAGATCAAGTGCCCTAACACTGCAACGCACATTGACACACTGTTGTCTGAAAAAGTGCCAAGCAAATATAACACTCAGATGCAATGGCAAATGGTTTGCACAGGCCGCAAATGGTGCGACTTTGTTAGCTTTGACCCAAGGATGCCCGAGGGCTTGCAGCTTTTTATTCAGCGTGTAGATTTTGATGCGGAATACGTCAAGATGCTAGAGGCTGAAATCACGGGGTTTTTAGGCGAACTAGAAACAAAAATTGAGAAACTTAAGGAAAAAACTCATGGCTAAATTATTGAAAGAAATCTCTGTCATCACAGGCAAGTACACCAATGCCCAAGGACAGGAAAAGAACCGCTACACCCGTGTTGGCTCAATCATTGAAACCAAAAACGGTGAAATGCTTAAGATTGACGTTATGCCCTTGATGGATGGTGGCTGGAATGGATGGGCATACATCAATGAACCGCGAGAAAAAGAAAGCGGTTTTCCCAAAGACGATGACATTAACTTTTAAGGAACTGACATGAAAAAAGTATTTGTAGCAATTGCATTAGCAGCATCTGCCACAGCGGTTTGGGCAACTTGCACCACGCACACAATCATTCAGGGTAGCCGCATGGTTACTTGTACGACTTGTTGTTATGGTTCTGGAAATTGCACAACAACTTGCTTTTAATTAACGGGGGAAAGCGGATGTTGCATAGCGGCGAAGCGTTTGACCTTTATCAAACGGCATTGCAAACGCAGCGAGTACCTCACCTAACAGGACAAAATATGAAACTCAAAGACTTTTTTGGCGGTCATCCCTTAGACCTTTTTCCAAGGGTCAGGAAAGACGATCCCATCACATCGTTTGAAGCAGCAGATTCAATCAAGGAAATGACTGCCAAGCATCACAAAATCATCCATGATTGTTTGGCAGAACATGGGCCGCTTGGCAAAGATGGCATTGCCAAATTGACCAACTTGGAAAGCAATCAGGTTGCTCGGCGCATGAATGAAATGAAAGTTATTGGCATGGTTTTTTTGACAGGCAAAACCGTTAAATCAAATTCAGGACGTAATGAAAGGGAGTGGACAGTATGAAAACAATTGAAGCATATCAAACAGATGACGGGGAAGTTTTTAAATCAGTTAACGATGCCAAAATGCATGAAGAATTGCAAGCAATCATGCTGGAAATTGAAGCATTTGTTGCATCAGATGCTTGCGATTACAAAGGCAAACAACAAAAAACTATTATCAAAAACTCAATACTTGCATGGAGTTTTTGGAAAGCAGATAAAGGCATAAACCAATGAAAGACACACAATCTTTTAGCAGCACCGAGTTTGCTGTCATGCAGTGGGCGCAAGCTCGGGGCATCTACGATAACGGCACAGCACTAGGCCAAGCAAAGAAAACGCTTGAAGAAGCTATGGAACTGGTGGCTGCTGTTGAGGCCAATGATCGTGCTGAAATTGCTGACGCTATTGGTGATGTGATGGTCACGCTGGTTAACGTAGGTGTGCTGACCGATTTAGATGTTAGGCAGTGCTTCTACAACGCTTACAAAGTCATTGAGCCACGCAAAGGCTACATGAACAAAGACGGTCAGTTTGTTAAGGAGTCGTGATGATTTTTGACCTGACTACTTCTGCTCTTAACAAACAAGTGTCCGGCAATCACTACAAAGACAAAGGCATCCAGCCTATTGTCTACATTCATGCAAACAATCTAGGTTTTTGTGAAGGCAACGTAGTGAAATACGTTACCCGTCACAAAGATAAGAATGGCGCTGCTGACATTCGCAAAGCCATTCACTATTTAGAGTTGCTGCTGGAATTGGAATATCAAGACAAGACTTCTAGCACATGATTGATGTGCTTGATACGGTCATCTAAGCCAATTACGCCGCCATTGATCTTCTTGGTCATGGCGGTGTAGTCTTTTGCGTCAGCCTCTTTGTTAAGGCCACGCTTATTCCAAAACCAACCCGCGCTTAATGCAGCATATTTTGGTGACAGCAAAAGATCGGGCGAGTGAATAAAGTCTTGTGACAAGGCATCCCCACATAGGGTGTAGTTGTCTTTGCCAGTAAGCTGAATAAGCCCTCGGCCTTTGTATAAGCTACCTTCTCCCGTTTCCTCAGTACCGTTGCCCATGCGTCCACTGTAAACCTTGTTAGCAATCATGTCGGGGTTGCGGTGGTACGGCTGTGCTGACTCCAGACTAGGAAAGCGTGAAGGCCATGTCTTGCACAGGCTTTCAGCAGAGTAATTTAAATTCTCTTGCAAGGTCTTGAAGTTGGCAGATTCGTGAGCGCACTGACCAATAAACGCTGCCATACGCAAAGGCGTATTGATGTCATAACGCTGCATGACCTCGTTCAAAGGCTCAAGCCAATCTTCAGAGATTTTTAGTTCTTTAAGTTGTTCAGCAGTAATCATTTCTTTGCTTTCATGTCCATAATCTTTTCGAGGGTTCTGCCACCAAAGTAAAAACTCATTACAAGCATTCCCCATTGCCCAAGCAACTCCACAAAAGAGTCAGCAATGTCTAGCACTGAAGCATCCAGCACTGCCAGCAGCAAGTACGCTACCAAGATGTATACCAGCGTCAGAGGACGTATGTTTTTAGACAACCAAGAGTCAGATGCCATGTCTGCTTGCATACGCTGCGTCAGATTGTTCTGCTCGGTCTTATACAGTTCGGTTTCGTTAGCCATCTTTGCCAACTCACCGTCTTGAGCCATCTTTGCCAATTCCATTTGTGCTTTGGCTTTGGCTTCTGGATCAGGCACAAGTTTGTCAATCAGCTTACCGCCAACATCAAGTAGTGCTGCAAGTGGAAACATATCAATTACCCCTTTTGGTTAGCATCGCTGAAGCAATCTCCAGCATGAATTTAACTTGTTGAATGTCTTGTGGCGGCTCTGTCCAGCCTACCGTAATCTGCCCAACAAAACGATAGCTGTCTGGTGGAACACTTATTCTGCAAGTGTAAGCCACACCTTTTTCCAAATACCACAGCCCAACTTCAGACTGCGCGTAACGATATTCTCCGCAAGGAATTTCGTTGGTCATTAGCTTGACCACATCAGCATTGTTTGATGAGTTCTGACTAAACAGGCCCACGTCAATGTCTTCAATGCTTTTGTCCCTGCCATCTTTTGTGTATGCCCTATACACGGTTCGGCTGTTAAACAATGGATTGACTTTAAAGACAGCAACAACTGTGGCCCCCGTCTTTTTCATTAGCA